GGATCGACAGCAACATATCGTTTTCATAGCGGAACAAATAGAGTAGGTAACGGAGATATTATTTGGGCTGGTAACACTTATGTAAAAATGCCGATACAAGCAGAAGGGTTTGCGTTTACAAAAGGACAATTACCTCGCCCTACACTAACTATAAGTAACGTATTGGGAACTATTACAGCAATATTATTGAACGTAAATGCCGTTACAACTGGAAATGACTTAACAGGAGCTTCTGTAGTAAGAATAAGGACATTAGCTCGTTATTTAGATTCAATAAATTTTCCTGGAAACACTAACCCATTAGGAACACCAGATCCCACAGCCGAGTTTCCTAGAGAAGAATATACTATTGATAGAAAATCCTCTGAGAACAGAGAGACAGTTCAGTTTGAACTTGCAGCAGTATTTGATCTTGCTGGTATCAGAGCACCAAAAAGACAATGCACTAGAACAGAATTTCCTTCTATTGGTACGTTTGTTGCATGACCTGGAAATATAAAGCACTACTTCATGCTCAAAGAGAAGATCCTAAAGAATCTTGTGGGCTTTTACTAAACATTAGAGGAAAAGAAAAATATTTTCCCTGTCGAAATTTGTCAATGACTAACCATCAGTGTTTTATTATTGATCCAGAAGATTACATAAAAGCCGATAATACAGGGGAAATAACAGCCGTTGTTCATAGCCACCCCGTAACACCCCCTGCACCTAGTCAAGCAGACCAAATAGCGTGTGAACAAAGTAATCTTCCATGGCATATTGTTAATCCGAAAACAGAGCAATGGGGATACTGCGAACCATGTGGATATAAACCACCTTTACTTGGCAGACCTTGGGTTTGGGGTGTTACTGACTGCTGGAGCTTAGTAAGAGATTGGTATAAAGAAGAAAAGAATATTGAATTAAAAGATTGGGATAGACCTACAACACCAGAAGAGTTTGTTCTTAATCCTTTATTTGAAAGTTGTGCTTGGAGAACTGGTTTTAGAGAACTTAGACCAGATGAAAAACTTGTCAATGGCGATGCACTATTAATGTCTATTGGATCTGCTGGTTTAAATCATGTAGCTATTTTCTTAGATGGAGATGTTTTACATCATTTAACCGATAGACTATCTTGTAGAGAGCCTTATTCTCAATGGTTATTAAAATGCACAGGAGGGAGGTATCGTTATGTTGCGTAAATTAAAACTATATGGAGAACTTGCTGAATTTGTAGGCCATAAGGAGTTTGAGGTAAAAGTAGATAGTCTTTCAAGAGCAGTTAGTTTTTTAATAAATAATTTTCCAGGTATAGAGAAATATATGAACCCTAAATACTACCAAGTAAAAGTGGGCAATTATTTAATTGGAGAAGATGAAATACATTATCCCATAGGACAACAGGATATTCACTTTGTTCCTGTCATAGCTGGTGCTGGTAGAGGAACAGGAAAAATACTATTAGGTGCAGCTTTGATTGGAGTCGCCTTTGCTACAGGAGGTGCTGTAGTACCTTATGCTCCTCTTAAATTTGGTGCTGGTGGTTTTGTTGGTGGTGCAGGAATAAGTGCAATCGTGGCAAATGTCGGATTAGGTTTAGCTCTTATGGGGGTATCTGAAATGCTTACTCCCTTGCCAGAGCAAAAAGATTTCTCTAGTGAGCAAGACCCAAGACTGTCATATAATTTTTCTGGAACTCAAAACACCTCACGGGCTGGAACTCCTGTTCCAATTTGTTATGGAGAGATTATCACTGGATCGGTAGTTATATCTGGAGCAGTTGATACTCAACAGGTACAGGCATGACAAAGAAAACTATCAGAGGTGCTGGTGGTCCTCCTTCTCCTCCTACTCCACCCCAACCAACCAGAGCACCAGATACATTACATAGCAGACAGTTTGCTACATTTCTAGATTTAATATCAGAAGGAGAAATAGAGGGTTTTGCCTCCGCATCAAAAGAAGGACTTACTCAGGGAACAACTGCATATAATAATGCTGCATTGAAAGATGTATTTTTAAATGACACACCAGTATTAAAAGCAACAGCTAACTCTTCAAACCCTGCAACTACTGACTTTAACTTTCAAGATGTAGGTTTTACTCCCAGGTTTGGAACTGCAAACCAGACAAAGGTAGATGGAATCGAAAGCAGTTCTTCAGTCACAGCAGTAGGTGTAACTGTCACAGCTTCAACTCCCGTTACACGACAGATAACAAACTCAAATGTCGATGCGGTAAACGTAACTGTCACTTTTAACCAACTTCAAAGGGCAACAGATCAGGGAGATTTGTTAGGCACAAGTGTTCAATTAAAGATAGCTGTTCAATATAACTCTGGCGGATTTACAGATGTTATTGACGATACCATTACAGGTAGAAGTGCTGACGCGTATCAAAGAGATTACAGAGTAAATCTCACAGGTGCTTTTCCTGTTGATATAAGAGTTACCAGAGTTACAGCAGATAGCACTGATTCCAGTTTGGTTGATGCTTTTGCGTGGACAAGTTTTGGTGAAATAATTGACGATGCCAATACTTATCCTGACAGTGCTTATGCTGCTGTTCGTTTGGACTCAATGCAGTTCAGTTCAATACCTACGAGAAAATACAGAGTAAGAGGAGTCAAAGTAAGAATACCAGGTGCAGGAGCCAGTGGATCAGGCACTCCAACTGTTGATGCTAATACTGGTCGAATTATTTACCCTGACGGCTACATATTTAATGGTGTTATGGGTGCTGCTCAATGGTGCTCGTGCCCAAGCATGGTGCTACTCGATTTGCTCACGACTCAGAGGTACGGATTTGGAGATCACATAACAGACAGCAGCCTTGACTTATTCTCTTTTGTAAATGCTAGTAAGTTTGCAAATACATTGGTATCAGATGGATTAGGAGGACAAGAAGCTAGATTTAGCTGTAATGTAAATATCCAAAATAGTGGCGAGGCATTTACTTTAATAAATGAGTTAGCTGGTGTTATGAGGTGTATGCCGATATGGTCTGCTGGTTCAATAACACTTACACAGGACAAACCAACCGATGCAAGTTATTTATTTAATTTATCGAATGTAGGCGAGGGTGGATTCAATTACTCAGGTAGCAGTTTAAAAACAAGACACAGTGTAGTAGCTGTTTCCTACTTCAACATGGATAGTAAAGAAATAGATTTTGAGGTTTATGAAGATACCGCATTGATAGCCAAGATAGGCACAGTGGTTAAGCAAGTGAAAGCATTTGCGTGTACCAGCCGAGGTCAAGCTCGAAGATTAGCAAAGGCAATCGTTTTCTCGGAAAATAATGAAAGTGAGGTGGTGGCATTTACAACATCAATAGATTCTGGTGTAGTTGTGCGACCTGGTGCAGTAATTGACATAGCAGATCCAGTAAGATCAGGAGTTCGCAGAGGTGGAAGAGTAAACACAGCAACCACTACTCAGATAACTGTAGATGATTCTGCTGCCACAGATTTACCAACAGCTAACAATCCAACTTTGAGCGTCATACTACCCAATGGAACAGTAGAGACAAAAGGAGTTCAATCTATATCTGGAGCAGTTATTACAGTATCTTCTGCTTTCTCACAGGCTCCAAATGCAAATACAATATGGCTTTTGCAGAATGATACAGTACAAGCCCAAAAATTTAGAGTAATAACAGTCGAAGAACAAGATGGATTAGTTTATGCAATCACAGCTTTGTCCTATGTAAATGCGAAATATTCATTTATAGAAGATGGTGCAAGTTTGCCAGCAAGAGCAGTATCAATACTTAATCTTCCTAAAGATCCTCCATCTGCATTACAGGCTGAGGAAAAAATTGTTGTTATCAATAACCAAGCTGTATCTAAACTAATTCTTAGTTGGCAACCTATAGTTGGTGTTACGCAATATCAGGTTAACTATAGATTTAATAATGGTAACTTCATATCTCAGACTGTATCTGCTCCTGACTTTGAGATATTTGATAGTGATGTTGGAACGTATGAGTTTCAGGTATTCAGCTACAATACAGCATTACAGACAAGTGCTACCTCTGCTAACTTAACTTTTGTTGCACAAGGTAAAACTGCATTACCAGCAAATGTTACTGGTTTGACCGCAGAACCTATTAGTGAAAAATTAGTAAGATTACGTTGGAATTTATCTACTGACGTTGACGTTACGCATGGTGGTCGTGTTTTTGTAAGACATTCTCCTGTTACAGACGGAAGTGCAACTTTTCAAAACAGTACTGATTTAATTCAAGCATTAGCTGGTAATACAACAACTGCGGAAGTTCCATATCTTGAAGGAGAATATATTTTAAAATTCCAAGATGATGGTGGAAGATTATGTGCTGGTGAAACAAGTGTAATTATAGATTTACCTGATAACCAAGCTCCCTTGATAGCATTAACAAGAAGAGAAGATCAGGATAATCCCAAGTTTCAAGGAACAAAAACTAATGTTTCTTTTGATGCTGTAACAAATAGTTTGAATTTAGCTGGTACTGGTTTATTTGATGCAATAACTAACTTTGATACTGAAGCGTCAATAGATGATTCTGGTGGTATTTCACCAACTGGTAGTTATGAATTTGGTGGTGCTGCTGGTAGTTC